GCCGAAGGCAGATAGAATCGGTGGCATAACTATTCCTTAAGCAAACTTAGTTTGTGCAGCCAGAACGGTGAACGTAGCACTACCCGTCTTAATAATCGTATAAGTGTAAGCGTCAATAGACGAAGCATTACCAGCAGTAGGAGCAGTGCCACCTTGCCACTTAGGAGTGACTGCATTGCCGTCTACTTGTACGGCAGAATTGTAATAAGCAGTAGAACCTTGAGTCACTAGGAAAGTAGCAGTAATCGACTCACCAGTAGCCATCAGGGTATCGAGCGAAGTACCACTAGAACCACGGAAGTTGGTAGTCCAGTTGGCAGACGCATTGCTGGTGTAATACAGAACACTCTGAGTCGTTACGTCATAGTTAATCGTGCCAGTAGCAGCAGTAGCAGAAATGGTTGCAACTTCTTTGGCATTGGCAAGTTTGGTTGCGGCTACGCTTGATGAGCCACTAAAGGTTTGAAGTGCGGAAAATGTATTTGCTGCGTTTGTTACTGCAATATTTGCGCCGGAAAGACTTGTGGCTCCAGTACCTCCAGAGGCAATCGGAAGTGCAGCTCCAAGTGTCAGCGAACCAAAACGATTAACTACTTCTACAACATTGGTGCCGTCGCAAAAAACTACTGCTTTGGAAGCATTTGGAATTGTAATGCCCGTACCGGCAGAAGTCTTAACTACGATGCTTTGTGAACCAGTAGTGTTATTGAAGACGTAATATAGCTTTGCTGTTGTCGGCACAATCAAATTTCGTGTGGCGGTAAGAGAACCCGAGGAGGTCAGATTCAGCACCAGATTACGGAATGTCTGCGAAGCATTGCTATCGGTATATCCAAGGGTAAGGTCTGCATCACTAGTAAAGTTTGCAGTTCCATATCCTGCGATTGCTTGTTCGATTGCGGTGCCAAGGTTTGTATTAGTCGTAGTACCCCAAGTACCCGACTGTTCCCCGGTGCCGATTAGTTCAATCTTTAGGTTTGAGTATGTACTCGCCATTTAAAACTCCTATGCCGCTATCGGCACCCAAGTGGGTGTTTGTGCGTCGTTTATATTTTGCCAAACAGAGGCTTGGCTGTCATCTATATTCTGCCAGTTCGGGGTCTGGTTATCATTTATCTGACTCCATACCAAAACTGTGCCAATTTGTCCTGTTGCTTGAACTCCTGTTGGAGTTATGTTTGCTTCTGCTGTTGTAGTTACTGTTCCAACTTGTCCGTTAGCTTCAACTCCTGTTACATCAACAAAAGCCTCGCCGTTTACATTTACTGTACCAACCTCTCCGTTGGCGCTTAAGCCAACAGTAATTACATCTGCGTTTGCTACAACAATTACCGCGCCTTCTTGGCCCGTGCCTTCAACTCCAGTTACAGATACATTTGCATCTGCATTTACTACTACATCGCCTTCCTCATTTGCTGCCTGTACCCCGGTTACATCAACAACCGCTTGACCAATGACTGCTACATCACCAACAAATCCGGTAGCAGCATTGCCTAGAACATCAATACTTCCATCACCACTAGCAGCTACATCACCAAGAACTGTGGTGCCAACAACTCCTGTTACATCAAAAATACAATCAAGTTCAAAACTTACGGTTCCAACTTCACCAGTAGCAAATACGCCAGTAACAGAAACCTGAATACTTAAAAAAACTGTTACATCGCCGACCTGCCCTGCACCTTCAACTCCAGTAGCATCAACATTTGCTACACCTTCAACTGCTACATCACCCACTTGTCCAGTGGCGGCATTGCCTAGTGCATCAACTTCTGAACCTGCCTCGGTTACTACGTTGCCTTCAACACCAGTTCCTTCGACGCCGGTTACATCAACTACAGCAGCAGCATTTACTACTACATCGCCTACTTGACCCGCGCCTTCAACACCTGTGGCATCTACGTTGGCAATACCTTCAACAGCAACCGTGCCAACTTCGCCAGTGCCTGCAACTCCAGTTACTTCAAATACACAGTCAAGAACAAAATCTACGGTTCCGACTGCGCCGGTTGCTTCAACGCCAGTAGCATCTACATCTACGTTTACAGAAGTTTCAACCGTTACGGTTCCAACAGCACCTACTGCGTTTACACTACTGCTTGTTTCACCCCAACCGCCTTGGCCCCAGCCCGGAATAGCGCCCCAGCCCCCGAACGGCACGACGACATCTTCGCCTGCCCCCCAAGAACTAAGACCCCATCCGTTGCTGCCCCATCCGGCCATGAGGGTTCCTTATTTTTTTCACGCTATGCGGATAATTGCGTTGCTAGCATCAGCGGTAGGAAAGACCACCGTAAAATTCCCTGCCGTCGAGGTCTTGTCCGAACCAAAGTCCAGAACGCACACAGCCTTATCCGATTCCGTGTCGTTGTAAATCAAAGCGCCGCGAGCCGTAATAGTGGCGGTACTCCAAGTCGTATCAGCAAAGTCAGTAAAAGCCGTGGTGCCCGAAGAAGTCGGAGTCACGTTAGTTAGCGTGTTACCCCCAGCCGTATAGCCCGTGCCCGATACTTCATTAGATACGGTATATGCGGTAGTACCAGCACCGAGAGTGGCCGACGAGGTGTACAACGCAATCTTGAAAGTATCGCCGGTAGATGTAGTAAAGTCGTGTACGCCTTGCAGCAGTTCAACCTTGAACGAAGTGCACATTGCTTGAGAGATTGCCATGATAGGCTCCTTAATCTAAAAGCTTCACAAGTTCAGGATGTCCTGCTTGCGTAAGCCGGTTTGCGATGGTTGTGTTATGACACACAACCGCTTGTTTCATGTAGGCAACTATGACCGACCTAACGTGCCCTTTAAATGCTTCTGCTTGGTCACGAATTACGGGATGACTTTGACTGCCAACATAAATAATCTTATCTAGCGCCATCTCGGCAAGTTCTTCTGGCGTGAAACCACGGTTGTTCGTGGTATGTACCGCTACACCACCTAGAAGAATTGGAAGTTCAACACTGATAGCCACTTATATCTCCTACTGAACCGGGTATCGGACTTGGCCCGACCGGTATGCATCACGACGGTTTTTACCGTCACCGAGTTGCTTGAGTAACAACATAGACTCATCATATCTAGCTTTGTATCCAGCGAGAACGTCAGCTTCACCCTTCATGTAGGTATACGCTTCCAACAGAGCGCCATAAAGGAGAGCGGAATCAAAGTTGTCGCCCAACCAAGAAGTGCCAGCGGTAACAATAGATTCTGGGTAGTAGAAGTAATGCAGTTCCATTGAGTACGCAGCATCAGGTGTTGGCCCTAGAATAAAAGTGTTCTGGTCAAACTGCGCATAATACTGGGGAAGGCCGGTATCAGTAGGTGCCGGGTATGCCTGCCTAATAAAATTCACGTCTTTATTCAGCAAGTACTCGTAGTTACCGTCACCGTCAATCGCGGCTAGCGAATAAGTAGCCAACCAATCAGACGGACATGCCAGATACTTGTTGTTGGCGGTTGTGTTACCAGTCACGTTTTTGCGAAGGGCGGGGAGTTGCACAGCGTTGTAGATACGCTGCTCCGCTTGTTCAATAAACGTGTTGATATCCGCCGTTGCAAAGACGTTTTCAGTGTAGTCCTGAATAGCGGCAACAAGCTCTGCGTAGTTCATGTCAGCCCATCTTTTTGCTGTGGTTAGTACCCTTGGTAGCAGCACCGGTACCGCGAGTCTTTTGCGTTTGAGTATTGGCTACGTTGTTCGGATAGCCAGCAGTGTTGGGAACCGGCACGGGTTGTGGTTGCTTGTATTCCATGTTAGCCCCCACGACCAGAACTACGCTGGTTCATGACCTTAGCCATACCGCGACCGTACTTCTTCATATCCAGATTGGTCTTGCCGCCCTTAGCGTAACCCTTGCCGTGCATGCTCTGTTCATGCTTCTTAACTTCTTCCTTGGCAACTTTCTTCATCTTGTCCATCTTGTACTCCTTAAGTTGTGCTTACTGTTACAGTGCCCACTTGACCTTGGGCAATTAGGTCGTTGGGGGTGAGGTTGTCGTTACTTGCCTGCCCCACAGGGTTCCACCCCCACTGAAATATTCTGCTACCGCCAGACGGGTTGCCATCTACATCTAAACCAGAAACTTGATACGATGTGTCCGGCCTCGGATTTCGTACTGCTTGCGGGTCGTTGACGGGGTATAGTCCAAGTGAAAGCTGCGGTTGGTCCGGTTCCCAGCACGTCGGGCACACCAGAATATTAACGTTCTTGGTCTTAATCACCAAGTTCTTTAGTTGCTTAAGCTTGAACCTAAACCCGCACCTATCGCATTCTGCGATAGAAAACTTGCCGGATGAAAACTTAGAGGCCATTTACCAACCCCCGCCACCTACATAGCTCATGCGCGGAACAAAACGCACAGAAGCCTTTTCACGGTCTTCATCAGAAGCAAGCTGCCATTGTTGTTCGTAGTCGGCTTTCAACATCTCAATACGCGTAGCCGCTTCAGGAATCTTCATTGCCAGATAGTACGCAAGACCTGCAACCATACACGGCAAGAATCGAAATGGGATGTCTTGGGTGGTAGTGCCGTTACCGGCATCTTGAATGCGGCGAAGCCGCCAGTATACAAAGGTGTACTGATTAGCAACCGGAGGTACCGGCCAGATATTGATGGTAGGGTTTTTAACCCCAGTGGTGGGGTAGTCTGCACCTGATTGACGATTTATCCAGACTTGGATTGGCCTGCCCGTCGCGTTTTTGTTAGGAATCGCTGCATAGGTGGACTCAGATATCCGGGTAATGTTGATGTCGGTTTGGTTCTGGCCGGTGCCTGTGCGGACAACGTGGTCGAGGAGGTCAATGGTGTCGATGGGTAGGTTGTACGTGATGGTGTTTGCAGTAAGTGCAATAGAGCCTTGCTCAACAGTCCATAGATTGATTCCACGATTTGCCCACTCGATAGTAAGAAGGTTCAGACTGCGACGAGCAGTACGTAGGTCATAGCCTGTACGAAGCTCGGAACCACACCGCTCAAACGCCTCTTCAATAAGGTTGTTGAGGTCAAGATTAAATGTGTTGGTTCCGGACGTAGTCATTATTTACCTAGCATCTTCTTGAGATTATTAGACATCCCTTTGTGCTGCACCTTGGTCTTCTTAACTGCACCACCCTTCTTCATAGGGGCGAGACCACGAGCAGCACGTTCTTTATTAGCTTCGGCTTTAAACTCGGCGGCTTCCTGCGGGCTAATTTCCGAACCAAACTTTTGTTGCCAGTACTGAGCAGATTCGGCACTTTCAGGCGCGCGGCCAAGGAACTGTTGATACAAATCAGTAACCGAAGAAGCCGCAGGGGGAGGCGGAGGGGGTGGAGGAGGTGGAGGAGAAACAGAAGAAGCTGCTGATTGAATAGCATTAAGAAAAGGTGAACCGGAGCTTTGTTGATTACGCGCCTCTTGTGCTCGGGCTTCTTCCTCTGACCCTGCGCCGGTAAGTGGAGTTACATCTGCGCGACGTTCTGCAATACCAAAATCAATCTCGCCTACATCAAAACCCGGAACCGGTTGGCGACCTGTTTGTGCCCGTTCTCGATTTGCTGCCCTAACAAACTCTTTAACTTCTTCTGGGTCAATTGTTTGACCAAAGCGCTGATTCCAATATTGAGCGACCTCTGCTGTTTCTGGAGCGCGCCCAAGATATTGTTCATAAAGACCCGCCACTGTTGAAGGAGTCGAGGTGGATGGGGTTGCCGGTGTTAGGTTTTTAATTTGATTTTGCAGGTCTGTAATTTGTTGGCGCAATGCTGCGTCGTCGTATCTGTCGCCCCCTCCAGAAGCCGGTGCAGGTGCGGGGGTAGGTGTAGGAGTTACAGGCTGCGCGGTTGCTTGAAGCATCGGCTGTACAAACGGGTTGTACCCAAAGAACTGCGGGGCTTGCGGGCCGTATCCGCCGCCCTTGCCACCATAAGACGGAGCGTTGTAGCCGTAATCAACAAAGCCCGGTTGGGTATAGACTTGTGGCTGTTGCGGTAACGTAGCCGAGGGGTCCATGCGCTGCGCAAGACGCTGCATGTTGTAGCCGTAGACATTCCCACCCATTGGCTGATAACGCTGGGGTTGGGGCTGTTGCATTCCAAAACCGGTTTGCGTGGGTGTACCAAATCCGCCGCCCTTGCCGCCAGTAGGCGCTGGCATGTTAGCCGATTGAGTAGTAGCAGAGCCTACTCCGGTTTGCCCTGTAGGGGCGGAAGCGCTGAAACCCATATCACAGTTCCTTTACCATCATCATGTGGTCAGCCTTGTAACCACGCGTCTTAAGTTTGCTCCGGCTCCAACCGAGCCTCCCAGAAAAAGTCAGCATGTCGCACCCCTGCATTTTAGCCCAAGTGAACACCGACTCTTCCATATTAATTAGTTCATCTATATTACCGCCTGCAAGAAAGATGTGAATTGCCTTCCTCTTAGGATATGTGATGATTTGTGAAACCAGTGCCGTTTCATTGGCGGGCCAAAGTTGTAGGTCTCCTCTGGCAATCTGGTCTGCTACATCTTGCAAATCATGCGTTCCATTGCAGTACTCCAACGCATCACTAATAAACTTCTCACATTCTCTGAACTTCTCAGCCCACGCTGGCATCGTGCCATCGGGGTCCCGGTACCGTTCGTAATCCATTCACTTCCCCATTTTCCTATGCGCTGCGGTTTTCTTCGCTATATCTTTAGGTTGCGCTACGAACTGCTTCCCTGCTCTTTTTCCTGCTCTCTTCGCTCTAGTCGTTGCAGCATACTCTGACGAAGATAACGACTTAATCGCCGCTTCCGGTAGATATCGTTCTCCGGTTGCTTTTGGTCCTTGCGTTGACGGCTTACCACTCTTGGTTCTCCAACGTTGGCTTCCCCAAGCCTTTAAAGACTGTTGACTTTTTCGTAGTGCCATGTCATAGTCCAGTCAAAGGAGAACCAAATGAACGAAACTTGGATTGAAATTGCTGGAACTTATGGTAGATATTCTGTAAGTAGTTATGGCAACGTGCGAGCAAATTGGGCAGATATTCCACAACGGAATTTACCCCATCGCGTTCGTATAGAAAAGAAAAAAGCCTTACGGGTTTGGGTGCATACAACCGGATACGCTCGTGTTGGTCTGGGGCGCGGAAATCAAAAATATGTACATCGTTTAGTTGCTGAGGCTTTTTTACCAAACCCAGATAACCTACCCCAAGTAGACCATATAGACGGAAATAGGTTAAATAATTTAGTCGATAACCTTCGGTGGGTCTCTTCAAAACAAAACTGTTTGCTTGGCGGAGAGCGTCACGGCTGGGTTTCGCAAAAAGTAGCCAGTGCAAAAAGGCGGATACATGACGCAAAAAAAGCCGAGTACCAGTCATTGCTGGATGCTGGTTATAGCCTACGCCAGATTGCAAAGATGTTTTGTACATCTCACTCCGCCATTAGTAATGCACTAAAAAACTACTAATCACTTCTTCAACTTGCTCAAAGTTTGAGCAAGCCTTGCGCGTTGCCCCATCTTACCGGGAGCCTTAGCAGCCTTGGCTAACTTACCTGCGGGAATCTTCTTGCCTTCCTTAACACCAAGTGACTTGCGCAGTGCGCCGGGTTTCTTGATGGCATCCTTAATCCAGTTGCCACCAACCTTACCACCCTTTTTCATGCCTTCACCAACGCCACGACCCTTAAGAACATCAGCCTGCGTGACCTTACCGTCACCGGTCAAATCGGGGAATTTCTTCGCCATGATTAGTCCTTATATCCACCGCCACGCTTCTTGTATTGCATGGCTAACATCTGTGCCTTACGTGCCGACCACTGACCCGGTGCGCCGCCCTTGCCGCCAGCCTTTATGCTGTTGAACAAAGACTTACGCATACCCGGTTTGGTGTAGTTACCCGCTTCGTTTACCTTGGAGACCTTACCACCTTCTTTGTATTCGGTGACTTCATCGGGGTTATCTTTACGACGAATGGTCTTCGCCTTCGGCATTTTGGAAGGATTGATACACCCCATACCCCGGCTGGCTCTCATTTAGATAACCCGCCCGCGAGTTTTGCCCTTGATGCAGCAGCCATCGGCACGCGAAGAAACAGAACCGCCCTTAGCCATCTTCTTGACCGGCTTCATTTCCTGTTCCTTCTTTTTCTTGTCCATCTTCATTTGCGTGATTGGGTCAACCATACCCGGCAATGGTTCGGTTACGTCCTTAGCCTCGTCAGGCATCTTCTTAGCCATGATTACTTGCATCCCTTCTTCATCATGCCGCCCTTAGCCATCGAAACCATCTTGCCCTTGGTCTTGCCCTTGCTGGCAACACCATCAATAGCGCCGCCCTTGGCGTACTTCTTCATACCACCACAGGCCATACCGCCCTTCTTCATGCCCTTCATCTCGGCTTCTTCGTGCTTGACCATCGACTTCGGGGCACCCTTCTTCTTCATGAAGGACACTTCCTTAGCCATCATCTTCTTTGACTCAGCCATTTCACCACCTCTTGAAAATTTGCGGCCCTTGTCCGCTTTCATGAATTCGGAACCCACGCTCTGCGGGACACCGGCCTTCTTTGCAAACTTCGGGTTGGCAGCAATAGCCGCCATGAAGTTATGTTGTTTCTTGCTTGTGCTTGGCATTTCTTTTCTCTATCCAGCTTTGCACCGTTTTGGTTTCCCAAATACGAATGCTTGTCCACACGATAGTAAATAAAGACGCAATCGCAGGAAGAACATCCATTAGGGTTCCAACTACAGTAACAACGGAAAC